GTATTTCTTCATGGGCAGAAACCCCAACTCATGGGAAAGCCGGAGATATGCGCGAAGTTTCATGATCTCAACGTCCAGTTCCTGCAAGGTAGTCTTCTTGTAATACTTTTTCTGCGCCTCGATGGTACGCTCCAGCATGATATCCATGCAGTGCTTTATGTCCGTGCAAAGCGCAAATTTTTCCGATTTCGGATACTGGGCCAAAGCCGGATAAGCATACTCCATCATGTCGTATACTTTCTGCATAAGTTTCAATTCTTCTGCCATGCGGTAGACCCTCCTCCGAACGCGGGATAGTATAACAAGATTTGCATTGAAAATCTGCCTTTCGGTGGATTCTTCCGGTTTTCGGAGAAATCCACCGAAAAGCAAAAAATCAATTTTATAAACGACCCCGCTTCGCGGGGTCGAGGGAACGTGCTGTGCTATCGCACAGCAAACAGGTCACAGTCAGGCAGTGGGCAGTTTTACAAAAGCGGAGCGGAAGCCCAAGCCCGCCCACGCGCCGGAACGCGGGTCGTAGCCGCCGAACGAGGCGAGGCCGCAAGAGGAGTAGTACCAGTTGCCGCCGGAGAAGAAGCACCGTTCGGCAGCACCATTGTTGAACCAGCAGCCGTTGCCGTCTTCCAGCGTATCACCGGGATACTCCAAGAAGCCGAGATTGTACAGCCACAGCTTCGCACCGTCCTTGATGGTGCTGTCGCACTCAATCTGTGCCTCAGTTTCGTAGTCGGATTCATCCTTCTTGACGGTAATGTTGGTGGACCAGACCAGCTTGCCGCTGATATGGTCAGCCTTGACAGAACCGGAAGTGGTGCCACTGCCGTTGGGGGTAATCAGAGTGCCGTCCGCAGCGTTGATGGCTTTCCACTCTGCAGAGGTCGCAGACTGGCTGTGTGCGGAATCCGCGCCGTTGTTATTGGCCAGAACCTGCAGTTCACCGTATACCATGCGCACGCCGCCAGACCACTCCCAAATATTGCCGCACAGGTCGGCAATACCAGACGGAGTCTGGTCGTGATACCAAGTCAGAGGGCCGGTGCCAGTGGCAGTACGGCCAGTGCCTTTGTCGCCATCCTTGTAGGTCGGAATCGCCTTGTAGACGTTCTCGCTGGGATGCTTGCCAAAACTGGTGTTGCCCTTGGGCAGAAAGCCATTGGCAATACACCAGCGCAGAATCAGACCCCATTCCATGCGGGTCATGCAGTGCCAGCCCTCGCCCTTTGCCTCGCAATACTGCCGCGCCTGGTCAAAGTTCATGCCGGCAGCAGGGTCAACACCGCCGATGGAATAGGCACGACCATCCTGCACGATGTTCAGATACTTGGAGATGTAGATAGCGTCCACCTCGGTGCCGTTGACGATAAACGCAGGGTGCACGGCGGTGCTTTCACCCATGCCCAGCTGCTTGTAGGTCATCTTCGGGATCTTCACCATGATGGACGGCATACCGGCGTTGTCGTAAATCAGCTCATTGCCGGGTGCAAGGCCAGTGACGGCCAGATTGGTCAGGTCAAAATTTGCAGCCATAGTAGTTACCTCCTATCAGTCGATGGCCCACAGGGTCAGGGTCACGTTGTCCATGGAGAACGGAATCGGTTCAGAGG